GTAATATTTTTTTAGCAATTGTATTTCTTCTTCACTCTGTCGGGAGTAAGTATATTGAACAACAAGTAAGTGAAGGAATAAAACAATTATTACAAAATCCTTGGTCAAAAAGTATCCTTATATTTAGTTCTTCATTTATTATAACTAGAAACTGTAAAGTTTCTCTTGTTACAGCTGGTATAGGTTTTATTATATTTAGAGTTTTTCTTCAAGATGATAGTGCTTTTTGTATTGTATCTAAAAAAGAAAACTAATAAATGATTAAAATAATTTCATACACTTTTAAGGTTTTTAAATTTATATGAAATTAACTGTTTTATAAATAAGAAATTTACATTGGTGGTTCTTCTTCTTCGTACATTTCTGGTTCTTCTTCATACATTTCTGGGTCTTCTTCATAATCATCTTCAAACATTTCTGGTTCTTCTTCTTCCCAGTCTTCATCAACATCACCTAAGTTATCAAATGCTTCCTTAACTTGGGAATCTGCCCAAAGTCCGTTGAGGACCATGAAAACAACTGCACAAACAAGTGCGATTTGGACATTTTTTTCAGCAATATAAGCTAAAAGAAAGACGTATAATACTCTGACAATATCATTTGCGAGTAAATTTTTCATGAAATTTGGAAGTTCTGGTCTAGCAAGACCTCCGTATAAGACTAAGAAAAGGGATACAATAGTTCCGATATATTTGTTTTCTAAAGTTGCAAGTGCATCATTAAACAATTTAGTAGCAGACATGTTCTTTATTTATACTATATATGTAAGAAAAATAATTTAGATTAAAAATTATTCAATTCATTAATTTATATCTCCCATATCATGATAATCCTCTAAATTTGAAGGAGCTGGTACTGAATCTGGATTTATACTTGTATTTGGAACACTCGTAGAAGAATTCGAAGGACGCACATCCGTAACAGGTATAGATGAAGATGGTCGAGGGGATAGCAGATGAGTTGGGACTGGTACCGAATCTAGAGCCGATCTTGGTCGAGTTGCTAAAGAAACTCCACGATGGGAAGGAATACGGCGAGAACCACCACCACCTTGTCCAATTATTGTTGACCATGGACTCATTCCTGAGAAACGAACATTCCTCTGATTACGATTATTGTTTATAGTGTTATTATTAAATACTGGTTTTCCTGAACCACTTTCACTTCTACAAATTGGACATTTATAACTATATTCTTTCAACCAACTATTAATACAATTTTTATGAAAACCATGTTCGCAAGGTAAGATTGTTAATTTTTCACTTTTTTCATATGGACCTAAACAAATCGTACATTTTTGGTGTTTTCCTTCTGCTATACAATTATCGTCAAATTCTATTTGTTTTAGATTATTAAGTTCCTTTTCTTCTAAAACAATTGGTATATTGTCATAATTTCTATCACCTCTATCACCTGTATTAACTAATGTTGATATAACTTCTCTAAAATTTCTTAAATGTCTTGATGAACCTTGATTTGATGAACCTTGATTTGATATCATACTACCAAAAAGACTTTGTTCGAGAATCCCAAAAATATCATCTGAGGTAGATTCACTTAATGATGAAGTTGGTCTTCTTCGAATACGTAGAGTTCCATTTACATGTTCTAAATGAGCCCCAGTTCTTTGTCTGATTACTGAACCAGTTTCTTCTTGAGTCGATTGTTGTTGATCACTTGTTTCTGTTCTTGGTCGTATTGGAACATTATTCGGTCGCTGTCTCATTAAACTATTTACATTTGGTAAAGCCATTCTATATTCTTGTTCTTGTAATCGTAAAGCATATAAATAATCAGCATTAGATTGTGAATTATTAGATAGTTCCGATGATTCATTATCACTTAAATCTATATTTTGTTGAGTTCTTGGTGATATGTTAAAACGTCTTTGTTGTCTAATTTGTGTCCTTAAATTTCCTGTTTGTATTAAATTTCTATAATCACTTTCTAATTGTGAATCTTCTTGTTGCAAAGGAACATTTGTACCACTATCTACCTGTTCTTCAGTATTTTCCATTGTCGAATCTTCTAGTGAAGAAATATTATCAGTAAATTCATTAATTAAGGTAGGTAAGCGATCACTTGCGTTTATTAAAGTAGATTGAATATTATTTAATAAATTTGAAAATGAATTATTTCCAGAAGATCCTCCTTGGACGTCATCATCTAAAACATCACGAAGAATATTCATCATATCTACTCTAGTATTAAATAGTATATTATTCATTACTTGTTCTTGAGAAGGATTTTCTGATGAAATATTCGTATTATTTATTGTATCATTTATTGTATCATTATCGTTATTTAAATTTTCTGTCATTAGAGATTCTATATGTGAATTACTATTATTTCTTAAATTTCCATTTTCATTTTCTATATTATTTTCTATATTATTTTGCATTAGTTCATTATTAATGTTTATTGTATTAATATCGTCTATATCAATATCATTAATAACATCTTCAATGATTATTTCTTCATCATATTCCATATCAGAATTTTCATTGTTATTATTGTCATTGTGTTCCATTTATACTTTTACTTTTAATAAAGATTATATATTTGTAGTTAATTACCTTTATTTGAATTAATGATTATATTATTTATATTTTCATTTCCTTAATAATTTTAATAATAAATTTATAATTATATTAAAAATGACTCAAAATCAAGATTCCAATGTACAGTTATTAGTTGGACCAAATTCAAGTTCGAGTTTAATTAGAAGTGATAGTTCTTTTGCAAGTAAAAAAATTACTTTGAATGGTGATGGTGATGGAGTTGGTTTATTTTTAAACAATTCTAGTAATAAATCTATTAAAAGTTTAGGAGGTGTAGAATTACAAGGTAAAATTGTATGTCAAAATACAGAAAATGTATCTACTTGTGATAATAATGTTCATGCATCTGTTGAATTAACTGGTGGTATGTATGTCAGTAAAAAACTTCAAGTTGGTTCAGACCTTTGTGTTGAAGGAACTATTTTAAATAAAGATATGGCAACAAAAAATAATTTAGTATCTAATTCAGAACACGTTTCTTTGGATATTCTATATGCTAGTAAAATATATTGTATCAATATTAATGGATATTCTCAAATACCACCATCAAATGCAGAAATGACTGTTAATGGTGGAAATGGGTTATTAGATATAGTTATTGTTGTTAATATATATTGCCCTAACTTAAATGTATTAGAAGATCCAGAATCTTCTTCGGGGCCTTGCGACGATTTAGATATTGATACTGTTTTACATTACTATTTAGGGGCTGATTATACAGGAGAATATTTCTTAATTGATAATTTATATGTGAATGATATATATTGCCCAGAAATACATACTGTTAGGGGAAGACCATTACAACAAGGTTTCGGAGGATTTGGTTCTAAATCTGCTGGAACAAATTTAGGTATGTCTGCATATATTGGCGGTGTTCAATCTTTTGATTCATGGAAATTTGGAATTGAAAGTATAACAAAAAAATTACAAATTCAAACATTTGATGAAGAGCTTGATCAATATGTTGATCCAGCAAATGAATACAGAACATGGGCATCTTATAGAGATTTTGATTTTTTAAATGGGAATTGGTCTGTTATTCGAGAATATGATAGTAATAATTCAATTAATTACTATTTACAAAAAACTCCTGCTAATGAAATTACATATATAGTATCCGATATTACAATGAGTGTTAAAGGAGCATTAACAAAAGGATTTAATTTGAAAAGAATTTATGCTTCTTATGAAATTACTACTCAAGAAGTTCAAGCCATTAATATTAGAGTATCTAAAAAAGAATTTGATAGACAAAATCCTACTAATAATAATACTACAACAAATATTACCACTTATAATGGTAATTTACAAGAAGGTACTACCATTGGTAATCATTATCGTTATATCTATTTTGATGGAACTAATTATGCTAATTATCATCAAACATTTACATTAGAATTAGAATTTAATACTAAGGTAAATAGTATATTGAAATTTCATGGATGTTTTATTGAATACCAAAAAGATGAAAGCATTATTTAAATTGTGTTTCAGTAGAACCATGTTCTAATGATTTTGTAACACAACCAACTAATGTCAAAACTTCATCTAATACTTCAGCACCACTCCATTTTTGATGAGTTAAAAGTTCCATTCCATCATTTCTCTCCTGTCTTTGAATATCTCTTACATAAGCTAACATTCCTTCTTTGCTATATGCTTCAGCAAATCTCTTTGTTGCCAAACCATTTAAATGAAAACCTGCTAATGTAATAAATTGCCAACAATATCCATAAGTTGCTAAAGTTTTGATGAATTCACTTAATTCTTTATCACTCATTTTGGTTTTATCCCAATTGAATGATGGAGATAAATTATATGACAAGAACATATTTGGATATCTTTTTAATATTTTTTCTGATAACCACTTAGCTTTGCTTAAATTTGGTGTACTTGTTTCACACCATAACATATCACAATAATTACAATAAGCCAATAAACGATCCGCAGCAAACTTAAAACCATTTCTAATTTTATAATAACCTTCTGGACTTCGAGATTTTTCCCAATCCCAATCAGATTGTTTACCAGATTCTTCTTCCAATTGTTTATTTCTTTCTGGGGTCCAATAATTATATTTTTTTAAAACTTCTTCACTTGGAATCGATAATAACATACAAGCCAATTCACTAAATGTACATTCTATTGTTGTATCATTAATTGTGACCTTTCCTTTTATATATGGTTTATCACGAACATCAAAATTATTATTAATATATTGAGCACTTACAGCATCTGTTCGTGCTACTAAAACTAATTCAGAACCCATTATATCAGCTTGAAGACGACAAGCCTTCAAACGTTTTATGTGATCAGCTGTAGATACCAAAACTTTACCACCCATATGACCACATTTTTTTGTACCAGGACACTGATCTTCAATATGAATACCAGCAACCCCTTTCTCTATAAACATTTTTGTTAATTTCATTGTTGCAGTTGTTCCACCATGACCTGTATCAGCATCAGCAATCATAGGACGAAAATAATCTATCGTTTTATCTTCACCATTAAATCTTTGTAATTTCTGTTTTTTATCATGAAATTGTTGCGCTTTGAAAATTTGATCTACTTTATTTGGTAAAGTGTCCATAGGATAATCAGCAACATCTGGACCCGGTTCATTATTTGTTGATGCGGTTGATGCTGATTGCCAACCGCTTATATAAATTGTTTCTAAATATGGGCACATATGTACTACTTGAACTGGATCTAAACATCCAAAAGTACTAGTACAAGTTTTATTTTGTTTATGCTCTTTTAATAAATTAAATAACTTTTTTGAAATTGCTATACTAGCAAATATACTTTGATATTTACACTGTAATTTCCAAATATCAACTGCTCCATAATCTCTCTTTATACCAGCAAATCTAGAACTATTTAACCATTTATCAATTACATTCACTTTTTTAACTTCACTTTCTGTCAAATTTAACATTATATTATTTATATATTATAGTTTTTAACTATCTTTTTAAAATGGTAAAGCAAATGCCTGTAGTACATTTGGTAACCGGTTACTAAATAGTACTTTTCTGTTTTTATTCATAGATTCATCATCAATCTTTTTTGTGAAAATACTATTACAAGATTTTCCTTGTAATCTTTGTAATATAAAATATATACTATAAACTCCACATTCCGAATCCTGGAATTGATGCTTCTCCTTATTTATTATTGGTTTTAAATAATTTGTTATCCCTAAATTTTTTGACTGTTCGATTAACTTTTCTATTAAATCAACTATTTGCTTTGGAGGTTCGTCACCAGTTGAATCAAAAAAACAAAGTGTATTATTATCTAAATCTATGAACATTGAAATCCAATGTTCACCTGGTTGATTAGCAGGATCTGTATTAAATATTATTCCAATTTTTTTTTGATATTTTTTGATATTTTTTAAATTAAGATTACCAACTTCAGTATCCATTTTTTGAAAATCAATTGGAACTGGTCCCAAGAATTGAAATTCTGGATATTTTTTTTCATATTGTTCCATAACATCTCTAATATCAATAGAATTTAACCATTCATATTTACCAGCTGGTCTTGGTGGAGCAAAACTG